TTTCAGCCTCTTCCTTAGCACCAGTGAGGGCTGCGATGGTTCTTTCAGATAACGGCTTACCTTCTAACTCAGACCACCCTCCAATAGTGTTAAGCTTGGCTATTCTTGCAGCCTCTTCCTCTGCTGCTGCCTTATCTGCCAAAGCCTTAGCAGCGGCAGCAGCTTTACTTACAGCATCTTTCGCTCCTGTATCAGCCTTCGCAACAAATTTACCTACGAATTCTTGAAATCTTTCTGGATTTGCTTGAAGCTGAGGAGATAGGTCAGCAGCGTTACCATTAACCACTCCCACTTCACCAAACTCTTTACCAGATTGAGCTTTGATTACTTGCTGTGGTGCTGCTTTTTCAACTTTCTGAGGATCATCACCTCCATCAACAGAGGCCTTCGCCGCATAATCTTCAGGAGCGGAGGCCTTTGCCTGTGTCTTATCAGGAGCAGCGCCAGATTTCTTCGCTGGTCCCATCCAAAAAGAAATCGGAATTCCAGCACCTGTTGTAAGGGGTACTCTGTTCTTGTTCGTACCTTGCTGAATCTTAGACAGGTTGGCACTCATAAAGGATTGAGCCAAGGAAGCACCATCAGCTTGCTGATCCTGATTAACCGAAAGCGTATCCTTCGTGTCCTCTTCCTCAGCCTCAGAGATATACCTCAGCTTAAAGGTTCTCTTCTTAAGTTTATCGTAACTATCCAGCAGTTCTGAGAAGTAGTCCATATTACATTATAGATGATTGGAATAAGGCCCAGTCCATGTTTGGGTTAGACTGGGCCTTTAAAAAATAGAACTACGAGGGATCAATCAGGGTTCGCGTAATCATAAGTGTTCATGAAATCATACTTGAATGTAACATCCAGGGAGTGGAAATCATTTGTAGAATAATTAAATTCCGCAGCAGCCCACTTAGTAGGATATACACCATAAAGCTCAATCGTAGAGTGAGGTG